ATGGAGTTAAAAGATACAGTAGAATTAATGAATAGCAAAGATTACAAAGAGAGATTTAAAGCAGAATATTTACAAGCAAAAATAAGATACGACAAACTGGATGCAATGACTGTAAAATATGAAGCAGGAACATTGAATTTTACACCTAGTTGTCCATTAGAATTACTAAAAGAACAAAAGAAATATATGGGTAACTATATAAGAACTCTTAAAATAAGAGCAGAAATTGAGAAAATAGATTTAAATTAGTTATTACCAGTATGCTAGGTAACTGATAATATAAAGTTTGTTATGTTTATTTGATATGGCAGACCTCCTTTCAAGTTATTTTTTTATATAAACTTTTACAGAACTTTCCTAGCGAGTTCTAAGTAATATTTATAAGTTGTATGCAGTGATATAAACAGTTGGAGAGGACTGTTAATCCTTTATTCAACAAACATAAAGCTAATGTTTTAAGAATACAAAAAGCGAAAGAGGCTTAAATGTATGGTTTTTCGTTGCAGGTATCATTTTACATACAGCCTCAATGAAATTCTAGATAAGTAATTGAGGTGGGGACATTTTATATCATTGCATAGAGTTTATAAAAAGAAAAGAGGAAAAGATATGGGAAAAACAATAAAAGTAATAAGTGGAACTGAAAAAATGGGACAATGTGAAATACTTAATAAATTAAAAGCAGAGCAAAGAATATTAGAACTATTTGAAACAGAAGAAATAGAAAAAATAGAAATTACTTACAAAGAAAAAGAGTCAGCTAATACTGCTGACTCAATAATTGCTAATAATATTATTGATGGAAAGTTAGTTGATCATGCATAAGCATTATTCCTTTGCAATCTTCACAACCATAAGCATCAACGGGTAGTCCACAAGTGGCTAAGAAACTATTAGAGGATAAATCAATTTGAGTTAGAACGTATTTTACATTATCTTTTCCAGTTTCAATTTTGCCAAATTTATTGCTACCACAATAAGGACATTTATTTATCATATAATCACCTCCAATCGAAATGATTATAGCAAACAAAGAATAAAAAAACTGTCAAAATATGTCGAAATATAAAAAAGGAGAAGTACATATGACTAATCAAGAAAGAATAGAAAAATACAAAAAAGAGCATTGCTCAAAATGCAAAAACAAAGAAAAATTTGACTGTGAAATAAGAGTATTCAAAAATAATGACATTATATGTACAAAGTGTGTATATTATGAGCGACAAGATTAACTATGCAAATTGCATGAAAAGAAAATGTGAGCAATGCAAGAATTATGATTATTGTTTTAGATATAGACCAAGAAAGGATGTGAAAACAAATGCCAAGAGGAAGACCAAATAAAATAACAGGGGAAAAAGAACTACAAGAAAAAATAGATAAATACTTTAAAGAGTGTGATAATAAAAATGAACCATATACAATAACTGGGTTGTGTATAGCTCTTGATATTTGTAGAGATACGTTGTGTGAATATGCTAAGAAAGAAGAATTTTCCGACACAATAAAAAAAGCAAAGTTAAGAGTAGAAAATTACTTAGAAAAACACTTAATAACAGATAGCGGAACAACAGGAATAATCTTTAATTTAAAGAATAACTTTGGATGGAAAGATAAACAAGAGAATATAAATGTAGATACTTCGTATGAAGAATATATAAAAAGAGTTGAAGGCAATGAGTATTAATACAAAAAAATACATAGAATCTTATATAAAAATAAGGGATAAAAAAGGCAATGTAATTCCATTAAAGCTAAATGAACCTCAATTAAAATATTATAATGTTGTTAAAAAACTATATGAAGAAAAAAAGCCTATAAGAATAATAATATTAAAAGCTAGACAAATGGGATTTAGTACAGAAACAGAGTCAATTATATTTAAAAATGTTGTTACAAATCATAATTATAATGCTGGTATAGTAGCACACAAAGAAGATAGCACGACAAACTTGTTTAATATGAGTAAAAGAATGTTAGAATATTTACCAGAATCTATTAAACCTGAACAAAAAAAATCAAATGCTAAAGAATTAGTATTTAATAATGAAGAAGGAACAGGACTTGATAGTAAGATAAAATGTATGACAGCAGGAGGAAAAGGAATTGGACGTTCTGATACATTTACAGCACTACATTTATCAGAATTAGCTTTTTGGGAAGGAAATAAACAAGACACACTATTAGGATTATTACAAGCAGTTCCTAATATTCCTGAGAGTATCGTGATAATAGAAAGTACAGCGAATGGATTTGATTATTTTAAAGAATTATGGGACAAAGCAGTAGCAGGAGAAAACGATTTTTATCCACTATTTGTTGGCTGGAATGAATTAGAAGAATATAAAATGCAATATACTGGATTTCAATTAACACAAGAAGAAATAGAACTACAAAGGTTATACAATGTTTCTTTAGAACAATTGGAATGGAGAAGATGGTGTATAAAAAACAACTGTGGAGGAGATGTAGATAAGTTTAAACAAGAATACCCAATAAGTCCTGAAGAAGCGTTTTTATCAACTGGTAAATGTTATTTTAATAAACAGAATATAATAAATAGAATAAATGAATTAAGAGGCAAGAACCCAATTATACAGGGCTCTTTTTCTTGTTTCTATGATGGAATAAGAATAAGAGGTAGAAAATTCAAAGAAGAAGAAAAAGGAAGCATAAAGATATATAAATACCCTGAAAACAATGTTCCATACGTAATTGGTGGAGATACAGCTGGAGAAGGATCAGATTATTTTACAGCACATGTAATTAACAATATTACAGGGGAGCAAGTTGCGGTATTAAAACAGCAATATGATGAAATAGAATATGTTAAACAAATATATTGTCTAGGTATGTTTTATAATAAAGCATTGCTTGGACCCGAATGTAACTTCAGTACATACCCAATACAAAAATTAATAGAGTTAAATTATCCTAATATGTATGTTAGAAAAAAAGAAGATACATACATAAGTAAACACGAAAAGGCATTTGGATTTAAGACAACATCAATAACAAGGCCATTAATATTAGCAAATTTACAAGAGATTGTAAAAGACGAAGTTGAAAAAATTAATGATAAAGATACATTAAGAGAAATGCTAACATTTATAGTAAACAGGAATGGCAGAGCGGAAGCGGAAGATGGCTATCATGATGACTTAGTTATGGCTTTGGCTATAGCTTATTATGTAAGACCACAACAGACAATGAAAAAAATAATATCACAGAACGAAGAAATAAAAGCTTTTATAGATAAAGAATTTGGAATAGATGAAGATAATATTAAAAGCGATTATGGAAGTAAAATAGAAGTATTTTAGGAGGGAAACTATGAAAAAAATGTATTAAGAGAAAAAATAAGGCAAAGAGAAGAAGAAAAGAAAATTACTATTAAAAAGAAAACAAAAAAGAGGAGTAAGAAAAATGATTAATTTAATATATACAATATTACCAATAGTCTGTTTAATAACAGGCTTTTATTTTGGTTTTAAGATAGGAAAAACAGAGGAAATACCTTCGGTGCCTGAAAAAATAAAACATTCAATAAAAACAGTAAAAGAAGAAAATGAAAAGAAAAAAGAAGGAGAAAAATTAAGCAAAGCATTAAGGAATCTAGATAATTATGATGGAACTCCAACAAGTCAGGAGGAGATTTAATTTATGAAAAGAGAAAATATAGTAACAGATGTATGGAATGAATATCAAAAAGGAGTTGACTATAATTATAGACAGGATTTGTACAATAAAACTGACAAGAACTTCAAGTTCTATTTGGGAAATCAATGGGAAAATGCAAAATTAGGTGGAATACAGCCTATTACATTAAATATAATACAATCCATTGTTAAATATAAAGTGGGAGTAGTAAAAACAAATTCATATCAAATTTATTTTAATTCTGATACCTATGAGAATGATACGGAAAGAAAAAAATTACAGGATTTATGCGATAGTTTAAACAGATTTGCAAATAGAACTTGGGAAAAGAATCAAGTTGACAAAATTGTTAGAAATTGTGTTGATGATGCATGTATTGACTCAGAAGGAATTGTTTATTTTTATGAAGATAATGATAATATAGTACCAGAACAAGTGGACAAGACGAATATATATTATGGCAATGAAAATGATGATAATATTCAAACACAACCATATATAATTATTTCCTTTAGAAGAACAGTCGACGAAGTAAAAGAGGAAGCAAAGAAAAATGGAATGAGCGACGAAGAACTTGAAAAGATTATACCTGATGAGGAATACCACGAGCAAGCAGGAAAAGATAAAAGAGTAGATGAAATAAGTCCAATGTGTTTAGTATTATTAAAATTATATAAAAAAGATGGAACAATATGGGCTAAAAAATGTACTAGATTAGCAAATGTAATGAATGATAGTAATCTAAAAATAAAGCTTTATCCTGTAGCACATTATAATTGGATAAGAGTAAAAGGAAGCAGCAGAGGACAGGGAGAAGTTGAATATTTAATACCAAATCAAATAGAAATAAATAAGACTGCTACAAGAAGGGCTTTGGCAGTGAAATTGGGTGCATTTCCGAAATTGGTAGCAAATACCAAATATATAAAAAATACAAAAGCTTTAAATAGTGTGGGAACAACAATAGAATTAAATGAATTGAATGCTGATGATGTAAATAAGGTTGTTAATTACTTAAAACCCGCTCAGATGAGTACAGATGCATATAATTTACAAAAAGAGTTAATTGATGATACACAAAATTTAGCTGGAGCAGGAGATAATGTAACTGGAAATATAGATCCAACACAAACAAGTGGGAAAGCTATATTAGCAGTTCAGCAAGCAAGTCAACAGCCAATTAATTCTCAGGTAGAAGCATATAAAACATTTATAGAAGATATTGCAAGAATATGGTTTGAAATGTTAAAAGCTTATAGTGTAAACGGAATTAAATTGACTAAAGAAGAAAAAGATTATGCTAATGATACTACATATGATACACAATATATTTTAGATTATGAGGAATTAAATAAATTAGAACTAGATTTAAAAATTGATATTACTCCAAAGTCTGCATTTGACAAATATGCTATGGAAGTTTCTCTTGAGAATTTATTAAGTGCAGGACAAATAACATTTGAAGAATATGTTAATGCTTTGCCAGAAGATTCTACAATGCCAAAATCAAAATTAAAAGAAATATTAAAAACAAGAGAAGAGAAAAATAAGGTAATTACAGATATAGAGAAACAAGGTAATGCATTAAATGGAGCAATAGAACAAGTAATGACGCAGCAAGAAATACAAAATCAACAGCAAGCAGGAATAACTCCTGAAGAAGCAGACATGCTTAATAATCAGCAATTAAATAATCAAGTTAATTAGAGCGCAATAAGCTCTTTTTTTATTGTCCAAAACTGATGAAGACGGGAAAAAAGCTTTTAGGAAATTAATAGTCGACGGACTTTAAATGGGAGGTTACATATGCCAAATGATGAAAATATGGATGTAGAAAATATTGATAATGAGGTTGTTGAAACTGAAACAACTCAAGAAGAACAAGAAACTCAAGAAGAAAGGCAGTTAACACAAGAAGATATTGACAATGCAGTCAAATCAAGAGTAGGAAGGGTTGAAAGAAAAGCAAAAAGGCAATTAGCAGAAAAAGATAAAGAAATTGAAAGATATAAGCAACTCGAAAATACTATTCGTGCTGGATTAGGTGCTAGTGATGATGAAGATATTCTTGAAAAAGTCAATAGTTTCTATAAAGAACAAGGAGTAGATATTCCTAAATATGAATCAAAATTTAATAATAGAGATTCTGAAAGATTAGGGGAATTAGATGCTCAAGATTTAATTGGTTCTGCTGAATTTGATGAAATTCAAAGTAGAGCAAATGAATTAGCTTCTTTAAAACAAAGTAAAAAAATAAGTAAAAGAGAAGAAGCGGAATTTATGAAATTAGGTAGTTATTTATCTAGTGAGTTGAAATTAAAAGAACTAAAAGACAAGGGAGTTGATGAAAAAATATTAGAAGACAAAGAATTTAAAGAGTTTTCTAAGAAATTTAATTCAGATACTTCTATTACTGATATTTATGATTTATATGCAAAATTAAACCATAAAGGAGTAGAAAAACCTGCTAGTACAGGTAGTGTTAAATCAACGGTAGGAGAATCAAAAGTAAAAAAATATTACACATCTGAAGAAGTTGATAAACTAACTTCTAAAGATTTGGACAACCCTACAATATTTAAAAATGTTATGGCTTCAATGAAAAAATGGGGCAAATAAAAAAGTAAAGGAGAGATATAAAATGAGTTATGCAAATTTTAAACCAGTTGTATGGTCAAAATACATACAACATGAATTACCAAAATTTACAGTATTTAAACAAGATTGTGATTTTAAATTTGAAGGAGATGCGGGACAAGGGAAAAGAGTAAAAATATTAAATGTTGGAAGACCAACTATTAAAAAATATATTCCTAATAAAGATATAGACCCAGCTGAAAAAATACCAGATGCTTCAACATATTTAGATATTGATCAATTTGATTATTTTAATTATGGAATTGATGATATAGATAAAGCTCAATCAATGGATGAAGTAATGGAAGCATTACAAGAAGAAACTACAAGAGGAATGGCAGAGCAAGAAGATATATTCTGTGCAACACAAATGGCAAAAAATGCAGGTTATAAAACAGAATCAACAGAAATTTCAACAGCTGAAGAAGCTAAGGCAGCTATTGATAAATTATTTGTTAAATTATGGAACCAAGGAGTAAGTACAAAAGACAAGGTTACTATGTACTTAACACCTTGGTTTTATAGTTTGTTCCAAAATAAATTAATAGAATTAAAAACAAATAACGATGAATTAATAGCACAAGGAGTTTTAGGTTTATACAATAATGCCAAAGTAAAAATGACAAATAATGCATATAATGATGGAACAGATGACTATATAATAGTTAAAACATCAAAAGCATTTGCTTATTGCAATGGTATTGACAAATTAAAACCATATGAACCAGAAAAAGGTTTTGCCGAAGCAGTAAAAGGATTAAATACATATGGTGGAAAAATGGTAAGACCAAAAGAGTGTGCAGTATTAAGATGCCACCAAAAATAAAATATTAAAAATAAGATTGGAGTGATAGAATATGGCAATAGCTAAAATAACTAATACAGAATTAATAAGAAATGAAGCTAAAGAGGTGATAAGCGCTGTAGCTGTAGATACTACTGAAGGGGCAAGCGTTGATTACACAAATCAATCAGATGGTAGAATATTACTTATGATTACAAACGGAAATGCAAGTGCTGCTAAAAAAGCAACTATAATAAAAGGCAATTCTTTGCAAGGAGTAGAAGATTTAGAAATATCCATACCAGCAGGAAAAACATATGGAATAGTTATTGAATCTGGTAAATTTGTAAATGTATCAGGAGAAAATAAGGGAGAAGTAATAATAAAAGGAGAAAGTGCTGATATTACAATACAAGCAGTAGAATTACCATAATTAAGGAGGGGATTTCCCCTCTTTTTATCAAGTTGAAAAGGACAATAGACAGTTCGAATCTGTCAAACTTGGAGGGAAAATGAATGACATATGGTGAAAATAAAAAATTAACTTTGGCATTAATAGAAGAATATGCACCTGATTTAGTAAAAAAAACAGAAGATGACGATATAGCATTAAGATTACCATTTTTATATCAATTGGCATATCAAGAATTAGCAATGACTAAAAAGATAATAGCCACAAAATTATATAATGAAATACCAGATGAAAACAAAAAAGACAAATATACTTCATATAGTCTTCCTGCTGATTTATACCAAATAAAAAATGTGTATGCATTAGATAAAAACAATAAGCCAATAACTGCAGAATACTATACAATAAATAAAAAAATATATTTAAATGACAATATTCCTGGTTCAACGATATTAGAATATTATAAATATCCACAGGACATAAATGAAGAAACAATGGATGATTTTTATTTAGAATTAGATAATGATGCACAAGCATTATTACCATATAAAGTGGCTGATGATATATTAAAAACTGATCCAAGTGCTGATTATACAGCCTTTGCAACAGAATATCAAAGAAAACTACAATTGTTAGATACTAGAAAAAATATACCTACAGTTGTATTAAATGAACCAGAATATGATATTTAGGAGGAAAACAGATGGCCACAGGAATAAAAAGAACTTATGCTGATTTTTCAGGAGTAGATTTTTTAAATGAACCAACATTGGTTTCTATAACAAGAAGTCCTGATGCTTTGAATGTATGGAAGAATTATCGAGATGCTCAAGGTACTTGCATAGAAACTAGGCCAGGTTATAGAAAAATAGCACAAATAGGTAATAGAATTAATGGTATTTATATATTTAGTTTAACGAAAGCTTTAATACATTCAGGTACTGTATTATATGAATGGAGTAATTTCCCAAGTGAACCGACCTCAGAAACATTGAAACAATTATATGCGGATATGAATAATAAAAGAAGCAAGTATAACAAGCTTGATTCAAAATTATATATAAATGACGGAAAAAATTATCTTGTGTATGATGGTACAATATTAAAGAAAGTAAAAGATGAAGCATTTGTACCACGTACTACAATTAGTAGAACAGCGGGGAATATGGGAGGTGGAGAAACCTTACAAGATGTTAATTTGTTACAACCTAAAAGAATAAATAGTTTTGTTGGAGATGGTACATCAAAGATATTTTATTTAGATGCACAAAATATAGATAGTACAACGGTAACTGTAACTGTAGATAACAAAAAGCAGACAGAAAATTCAAATTTTACGGTAGACAGGGTAAATGGGAAAGTGACTTTTAATACAGCACCATCTAAACCAAATTTAAGTGGCGAAGATAATGTTTTTATTACATTTTCTAAAACCATAAGTGGCTATGAAGATAGAATAAATAAATGCACTAAGGCATTGTTATTTGATAATAGAATGTTTTTTACGGGTAATCCAGATTTTCCAAATGCGGTATTTCATTCTGAGTTAAACAATCCAGCTTATATAAGTGACTTGAGTTACTATGAAGATGGTTCAAGCGATTCTTCAATAACAGGAATGACTGTTGGAAATAATGTGTTATGGATTTTTAAGAATTTAGATCAAAATAATGCAAATGTTTTTTATCATGAACCGACATTGGATTTAGAACACGGAAAGATATATCCAACTAAGCAAGGAAATGTTAGTGTTGGATGTTATGTGGATAGTACTAATTTTCAAGATGATATTGTTTATTTGAGCAGATATGGATTAGAAGGAATATCAACAGAGAAAATAGATAGCAAACAGGCTATAGCACACAGAAGTTTTATGGTAGATGTAAAAATGACAAATGAGAATAATTATAAAGATGCTATGATGACAGAATATCAAGGCTATTTATTGATTCTTGTTAATGGTAAGATATATTTAGCTGATAGTAGACAAAAGTATGCTAATTTAGATAGTTTTGGGTATGAATGGTTTTATTGGGATTTTACAGACATAAATCCTATATTATTAAAGGAATATAATGATAAATTATATATTGGAACCGATAATGGTTCTATTTTTATTTTAGAAGGTACTAATGATAATGGAAAAACAATTATTTCATATTGGACTACTCCAATGGACAATTTTGGTTATAATAATCAATTAAAAACCACAAATAAACGTGGTGGTTTAGCTAAAATAAAAACAATACCTAATGGGCTTATAAAAATTGCCAGAAGAACAGACAAATCAAGTGAATATAAATACACAACAAGAAAATCGGCCAATGGATTTTCATTTGAAAGTTTAGATTTTAGAAACTTTAGTTTTATTACAACAGATAAATCTTATGTTTTATATAAAATAAAAGAAAAAAAATTAAATGAATTATCGCTTAAATTTTATAGTGATGAAAAAGACAAACCATTTGGAATATTTAGTTCAACAATAGAAGCTTTTGTTGGTGGATATATAAAAAAATAGGAGGGGAATATGGCGTTAACGAAATTAGAAGAAAATTTAAATACTATAGAAAATTTACCAGACAGTCCTACATTAGAAACTGCAGAATTAAAAAAGAAATTTGATGAAAGTTCAATAAAAATAAAAGAATATATAAATGAAGTGTTAACAAATGAGTTAGATAAATTATTTAATAAAAAGTTAGACAAAACTGGGGGAACTATAACAGGAAATTTAGCTGTACAAAACTTGACAGGAAAAATCAATGGTTTTACATGGGATGTAAATACCAATAATGAAAATGACACATGGGTGCTTGTATTAAGTGAAGGAAAGATAAAACATAGAGTATTAAATACAGCATTTAATTCAGATATTAAGACAGTAGGGAAATTAATGTATCCAGTAGGTTCAATTTATTTAAGTGTAAAAAATACAAATCCAAGTTCTTTTTTTGGAGGAACATGGGTAGCATGGGGAACAGGAAGAGTACCTGTAGGAGTAAATGCATCAGATAATGATTTTAAAACAGTTGAAAAGACTGGTGGAGAAAAAACACACAAGTTAACAATAGAAGAAGTACCACCACATTCACATAGAACATGGATAAAAGATGAAAATTATTCAAGCTTAGGAGACGGTTATGGAAATTATTTTTATGGGAAAGGACATTATTATAATTTGACAACCCAAACAGGAGGTGGAGGAGCACACAATAACTTGCAACCATATATTACATGTTATATGTGGAAAAGAACAAGTTAGAAAGGAGTATATATGGCTACTGGATATGAAGATATTGATAGATTAACTAATCAACAGAATAATTTAATAAATGAACAAGAAAGAAAACAGAATGAGTTAATAAATCAACAAACTCAAATGCAAGTTGATGAATTAAATCGAGAAAAAGATAAAATTGAACAAGATACGATAAAAACAACAAAAGGACTGTATTCAAATTGGCAAAAACAAGCAAACCAATATGGAGCCAATGCAGAACAATTAGCACAACAAGGTTTGGCTCATAGTGGTTATGCAGAAACAACCCAAACAGCGTTATATAACACTTATCAGAAAAATGTAACAGAAACTTTAAACAATGCCAGAGATTTAAAAAGTGATTATGATTTTAAAGTTCAACAAGCAAGGCAAAATGGAAGTGTACAACAAGCACAAGCAGCATTAGATTTATACAAACAAAAAGCTCAATTATTAACACAAAATTATGAGTTAAGACAAAATAGAGAACAATATTTATATCAACAAGAAAGAGATAGAGTTTCTGATAATCAATGGCAAAAAACCTTTGACCAACAGGCAAGGCAAAATGAAATCGAAAATCAATGGAAACAAAAATCTTTTGACTATCAAAAACAAAGAGATGCTATTTCTGATAGTCAATGGCAAAAGAATTTTGATTATCAAAAAGAGAGAGCTGCTGTTTCTGATAATCAATGGCAAAAGCAATATGAATTGTCAAAAAAAAAATCTAGTTCGGCTAGTAGTTCTAAAAGTAGTAAAAAGTCAACCAAGAGCACAGGTGGACTAAAGGTATCTGATAGTAATATAACAGAAGAAACTGATCCAAGGCTACAACGAATATTAAAAAATGCAGCTGATGTAGGTAGTGAGATTGGTATAGGTAGCATGAAAATACTTAATAGTTTAATGGGAAGATGGTGATAGTATATGCTTAAAAAAATTTGGGAGATTATAGAAGATATAGCTGGAAGAAACGATAAAGAAAAAGAACAAGATGCAATAAAAGTACAACAGAATGTAGAAGATTTCATATCTAATGCAAAGGCAAATTTTAATGATAATTATTCTAAAATTATAAATTCTAAAGAAAATATGAGTAATTCAATAACTTCGAATAATTTTAATGAGAGAAATAATATATGGAATCAAATACAAGAAAATGCAGAACGAAGCGTTGGAATAGTAAAAAACAACATAGGAAATTTTGGGAATGATACAGGAAGAACTGTAGAAAATACATGGCTAGGAGCTACATCAGGAACGAAACAATCTCTTAAATATTTAACTAAATTTGGAGAGAATATAAACGGAGGAGCAAGATATTATAAAGACGGAAATGAAATAAAATTAACTGATTTGCCTAATTATTTAACAGAGGAACAGTTGAAAAAATTAAAAAATATTAATGAAGAAGTAAAAGACAAGCTTGGATTTAATATGGATAAAAAATTGCAATCATCAATTAATAAAGACCAAGAAAAAATACAAAAAAATATAGAAAATCAAGGAAATTCAGTTTCTAAAAAATTAGCAGAACTTGCACCGTCAATAGGAAATATGATACCTGGAATGGTTGCAAGTAGTGTGAATCCAGTTTTAGGAGCAACTTATTTTACAGCATCATCAGGGGGAAGTTATATAGATGATGCTAAAGAAAGAGGTATGACAGATGAACAAGCGTTTTCCTATGGGACTATGATGGGAATTATGGAAGGTATAACTGAAGAAGTAACAGTTGGTAACTTTAAAAAAGCAGGTACAGCAATTAATAGTATTATAAAAGGAACAGGAAAAGAAGCGGCAAAAAAAGGTACAGAGCAACTTGCTAAAACGTCAATTAAACAAGTTTTGAAAGATTATGGAATAGGAATTGCTGATAATGCTATACAAGAAGCAATAATGGAACCAATACAAGAAACTGTTGCTGGAGCAATAGGAGGAAAAGAAAAATCTGATTGGCATAATATGGGTCAAAGAATGTTACAATCGGGAATTAATGGAGGATTAGTTGGCGCTATAGTTGGTGGTGGTAATATGGGAATACAATCATGTGCAGCTGTTGTAGAAAAGATAAATAATGGAAAAACACCGTCAAATACAGAAATAAAATTGGCAATAAAAGATGCATCTAAAGAATTAGATGTTGAAAAAATGATTCAAGATAGTGTAATTCAACAAACAAACAAATACAAAAATTATCATACAGAAACAGTGGTAGACAATATTAATACCAACATATCAAATCAAACACAAAATGTAATAAGTAATAATCAAAATATGCAACAAAATGCAATCCAGAATCAATCTAAAACTCAGGGGCAACAAATTATATCAACTCAAAATCAAAATATTCAAAAATCGGATATTGTAGAAAACAATAATACTAAAATAGCAAAAATGAAAAATTTTGACGAAAGTGCAAAACAATATAATATAGATTATAAAAATGAAGATTTGAAAGAAATAAAGCAGATGTTTGATAGAAGAGGTATTAATGCATATTTTGATGAAAATACTTTTAAAAACAATGATGATGCTTTTTCTGTATGGAAGCCAATATATGATGAACAGGGAAATGTAGCAGATAGAGAAGTAGTTTTTAATCCTAAAACACAAGATACTAACACAAGGGTTCAAGAACTTGCAATACATGAGTTAGGACATGATTTAGATTTGAATGAAGTACAAAATATGATATTGAAAGATGCTAGCAAAAAAGAAAACTGGGAGAATGCAAGAAAGTCATTAGAGAATACATATAAACAGGCATATGAAAATGATAATATACAAATATCAGATGAAAATTTTAATAAAATAGTTGATGAAGAGGCAACTATGAGCATTTTGCAGAGAGAACTTGGAAATCAAGAATATGTAAATAGACTTGTTAATCAAAATAAATCTGTTGCAAAGAAAATATATAATTGGGTAATTGATAAATTAAATAAATTTACTGGTGGTAAAAATGAAAAAATATTTTGGACTGATATAAGAAATAAATTTGAAACAGCTTATAATCAAGAATTTAGTAAATATGATAGCAATTTAAAATATTCTGTTGCTGGTAAGGAAGCATTAAAAAATATAAAAGAACCACAATTAAGCCAAGAAGCATATAACAGTTATAATAAAGCAAAACAAATGGCAAAAAATAAAGAAAGTAATGAAAAAATCTATAAAGAAACAGGTTGGTATAAAGACAAAGTTACAGGAAAAATGAAATTTAATTTTTCTGATAAAGATATGAAAATAGCAAATCAAAATTATAAAGTTGGTCAAGAATTTAAGTTAAAAGATATTCTTATTCATAATACTTTGTTTGAAATGTACCCTCAATTACGAGACTACAAAGTAAAAATTGAAGATATGAACTCTAATAATACAAAAAATAATGGTAGACTAAATGGAAGATACAATAGATTTACAGATGAATTAACTATAGATATTAATAGATTTAATGATATATCAAATGCAGAAGGCACATTAATTCATGAGATACAACATGCGATTCAGAAGATAGAAGGGTTTGCAGGAGGAACTTCTATAAAATTTGGAAAAGAAAAATATAAAAATAATCCTGGGGAGATAGAAGCTAGAGATACATCTAAAAGAATGATTGAAGAAAAATATAATGGAAAAGATCTAAGTAATATCATGCCAAAATCCGCAAATGTTAATACAAGTATACTTGAAAAAATGAAAATAGGATTGTATAATTATTTAAGTAATATTAGCAATGAGGAGGTATCAAATGAATTTAATGAAAGCAATAAAAAGAAAAATTCATCAAATGCTAGTGAAAATAACGGATTGGTATTGGGAGGAATAGAGAAAAACAATGTAGAATCTGAAAATAATTCAGGTTCTTTTTCTATAAAAAATAATAATGTTTGGAGACAATTTGTAGAAAATAACTACCAAAAGCAAGGAACAGGTCAGAATTTAAAAGAATATAATTTGCCAACTAAAGAAAGTACAAAAACGGAATTGAATCTTCCAATTAAAGAAAATATTAATACTCAAGGAGAGAGTATTAATTGGAATGAAATAGAAAGACCAGAAGGAAAAATAAGAAAACATTATAAAAGCATAATAGAAAGTAGTAATACAACAAAAGAAGCTAAATCTATAGCAAAAGAACTAATGGGAACAGATACTTATGTACCTGAAACTAATAAATCACAATTAGTTCAAGCAGATGCTAGAATAAACAATTCTAGCCCTGAAGCAGAACTAAAATCATTAATGAATAGAGCTACAACTGGAGGTAAAATAGAAGCTGTAGATATAGCAGTAGGAGAAAGACTAATACAATATTATTCTAAAGTTGGAGATAAAACAAATTTACAAGAAGCAATACAGGCAACAGCTATGGCTGGAACAAATGCTGGTAAAACAGTACAAGCTTTATCAATGTTAAATCATCAAACACCAGAAGGACAAGCAACATGGATACAACGTTCAGTAGATAAAATGAATAATGAGTTAGCAAAGAAAAAGGGTGGAACTATAACAAAAGATAGCGAAGGAAATATTAAAGTTATCAATAAACTGGGAAAAGATATAACAGATAAAGTCGATTTATTTGATCTAAACCCAGAAATGATTGAGAAAATAACTAGTTCAAAAGATAAAGAAACAATGTATAAAAATATAGATAGTGTCTATGAAGAATTAGGAGAACAAGTACCAAAATCGACTATTGAAAAGATAGATAGTTGGAGATATTTTTCTATGTTGGCAAACCCAAGAACACATATAAGAAATATGGTTGGAAATGTTGCAATGGGGAAAACTCAAAGAATAAAAGATAAGTTAGCTGGTGGAATAGAAGGTATAGTTAATAAGTTTAACCCTGAAATGGAAAGAACAAAAACTATTGCATTTGCAAATAAAAAAACAAAGGAGTTTGTAAAAGAAGATTTTAAAAATATAGATGTTCAATCAAGGTTAGAACTTAACGAAAACAAATATAATCCTCAATCAAGGCTGCAGAACTCAAGAAAAACATTTAAACATGATATATTTGAAAAAACATTAGGAAAGTTGTTTAATTTAAATGATAACTTATTAGAAGCTGAAGATGGTTTAGGGTTAAAGTCGTCATACAAAAAAGCTTTAGCAGATTATATTACATCTAATAAAATAGATGTAGATAATATAACTGACAAGCAATTAAGCAAAGCTCGTAATTATGCAATAGAACAAGCAAAAGAAGCAACGTTTCACCAAGCTAATTCAATAGCAACTTTTATCAATCAAGCAAATAATGTTAAATACTTGAAAAATTTTAAAGATGCAATATTACCATTTGTTAAAACACCATTGAATGTTGCCAAGTCAGGATTAGAGTATAATCCAACTGGATTATTAAAAACAATTACAGTAGATACAGTGAAATTAAGAAAGGGAGACATAACAGTTAATAAATATATAGATAATCTTTCAAAAGGATTGACAGGAACTGGCATTGCAGTTTTAGGCTATGCATTAGCAGATGCGGGAATGTTAAAAGCTTCTGGTGGAGACGATGATAAAAAAGAAAATTACGATGAAGCAACGGGGAGTCAATCTTATTCAATAGAGATAGCAGGAAAGACATATTCTTTAGACTGGTTGGCACCAGTTGGAATACCATTATTTACAGGAGCAGAGGCATATTCGATAAAAAATACTAAAAAAAATGAAAAAAGCAGTATTAGCTCTGATGATAACAAGAAGGAAAACCAATTATTAAATTCATTAGAAAATTGGGCTAATGGTATGGCAAAATCAATTTCGCCAATGAGCGAGATGACAATGATTAGTGGTTTAACTAGTGCATTAAGTAGTTACAATGAAGATAAATTTTCAGCAATGGGAACAAATGCTGTAAAATCATATGTAAATCAGTTCGTACCAACTTTAATTGGACAAATTGCAAAAACTTCTGATGAATATGAAAGAAGTACAACATCAACCAAAACCGATTTGTTACAGAAAGCAATTGATCAAACCAAATTGCAAATAACATCCAAAATTCCAGGGTTAAGGAAGACGTTACCAGTAAAAACAGATATATGGGGAAATAAACAAAAGCAAGAAGAAAATTTACCGATAAGAGCATTAAATAATTTTATAAATCCATCAACAGTTAAAGAGATAACTAAAGATAAGGTGAATAATGAGATAAACAATTTATATAGCAAGAACGGTGAAAAGTCTATTCTACCAGTTAGCTCAATAGACAAAACATTTACAATAGATGGAACAACATACAGGATGACAAGTGAAGAATATTCTAAATATAAAACTGATTATGGAAAAAATTCATATAATTTAATTAACAACTTAATTTCAACAAAACAATATCAAAAATTAACAGATAATCAAAAACAAAAAGCAATAGAAAATATATATACATATGTTAAAGAAAAAAATAAAGTTAATTATGCTAAGAGTGTTAATAAGGAAGTTAAAACTTCAACTTTATATAATACCTTAGAAGATTTAAAAAAACATGGTGGAGAGCAAAGCGATTATTTAAGTTATATTGCCAAAACTGAGGGGATATCTAAAGACAAAGAGAAAGAAGAGATATTGGCTAATGCTGATTATAGTGATACTACGAAATCAATAATATATAAAACAGCAATTAATTCAAGAGATAAAAAATATTTAGATTTAGAAAAGATAGATTTTCCTATAACAGAATATTTAAAATATAAATCTCAGGATTTTGTTAGTGATAAAGATGAGGATGGCGAAAGCATAAAGGGATCTAAAAGTAAAAAAGTTTATAATTATCTTAATAATATATCAGAATCAAAATTATCGGATGATTATAAAAAAATAATATGCAGGATAGAAGGAATAAGTGATTATGACAATGATGTCGTTAATTTTGTAAATAAACAAAAATTATCAATAGAAGATAAGACAAGTTTATTAAAAAATATCGGTTTTAAAATAAATAAAGATGGATATATACAAACATATTCTATGATTCCAATAACAAAATATGTAAAATAAAATATATCATGACAAATTTCGACAAAATAACAAATAAATAGATGCTATAATTTGTTAAAGGGGGAATTTGTCATGAAAAGAAAGGTATTTTTTATTTTAATAGCTATTATTTCGTTGATTTCTAATTTTAGTATTGCACATAAAGGTAGAACTGATGCAGATGGTGGACACTACGATAATAGCACAGGAGAGTATCATTATCACCATGGATATTCAGAACATCAACATCTAAATGGAATTTGTCCATATGAGAGTAACATTGATTTTACAAGTCAAGATGATGGATTGATTATAGTGGGAACTGAAGATGATGGACAGGAGATAATAGATAACTATGAAAAACAAATCGAAGATTTACAAGAACAAGTAAAGAATAAAGAAGAGAAAATTGAAGAGTTAAACAGAAATATAGAAGATAATGAATCAAAAATACAAAATTTAAAAGAAAATGCTGATGATAACTGGCTTGGAATTTTAATATTACAAGTAATTGTAGCACTTGTTTTTTATAATATAGGTTATTGGAAAAAAAATAAATAAAATAATTAAAGACACTTACAAAAATGTAGGTGTTTTTATTTGGAGGAAATTGATGGAATTTAGTATAAAACCAACAAAGACAAGTAGGCAAGATGGTATGTTGCCTCAAACTATAGAACAATTAATAAAAAAGTATAAATTAGATTCAATGTGGGAAAATATACAGAAAATTGTAGAAGAAATTATCGAACAAAACAGTGGTTATGTTGTTAAGAAAGATGGTATCATGTATATTGCTGATACAAATGTTTTAGAAGAGGCAAAAACTGTATTAAGAATTGGGAAAAATGCATTAGATATTTCTAATAATGGAATAAATGGAGAGTATCAAACAATTATTAGTTTAAATGGAATTATAAATGCTGATTTTATAACTGCAGGTACGCTAAGTGCCAATAGAATTAAAGGTGGAACTTTAAAATTAGGGGGAGAGAACAATACAAATGGTTCTCTCCAAGTTTTATCAGCTAATGGGGAAGAAGTTGTAAACATAGGAAAAGAAGGTATTGAATTGCATGATGGAACAACAATAATAGGTAATGGAGGAGTTTTATCAAATTTATCATTTTCTTCTATGGATTGGAAAGAAATAGGCTATAGCATATTTACTCCTAGCCAATCAACTTATAAATATATAAATATAGGAGTATTTATTCCTTCTAATTTTGTAGTAACAAGTGCATACTTGGTGCTACAATTACACCCAATTAATTATAGTTATAAAAAAGATAAACAAGTGGGTTACTCAAGAAACGTTAATTTATTTTACGAAAAGTTATTAACTGGAAATGTAACACCATTTAATGTGGAAATCGCATCTGAAAATTATGATTATAGATTGATAACCAATAATACCAATGCAATTAATTGTACAGGTGAAGAAGGAAAATTAAATACATATATAAGTAATAATATTGGAAATTTTTTAACATCAGGTCAGGGAACATTATTCCAATTAAGAACTTCTGATGCTGTTCCAACTGAAAACATTGAATGGGATGATTATGACAAAAATAGAGCTGCAAGAACTGGTTATGTAAGAGCTATGATAAATGTTTATGGATTTTTAAAATAGAAGGAGGAATAACATGGATTTAGAATTTACAAGAGGAGATACACAAGTTTTAAAGTTTCAACTAAAAAATGGATTAGGTAAAGAAATTGAACCATCTCCAGAAGATAATATTTATTTTACTGTAAAATCTAGTGCAAATAGTTTAAAATCAATTATACATAAAAAATACCCAGATAATATTAAATATAGTAATGGGTATTTTTATTTTACATTAAATTCGGAAGATACATCTGATATGCCATACGGAACTTATCAATACGATATAGAGCTGAAATCAGGTGATTATGTTAAAACACTTGGATTTGGAACTATAACATTAACTGAAGAGATAACTCATAGGAGGGATGAATAATGTCTATAGAAATTAATGATCTTGATAATGTAGAGCAAGAAGTTAATCAGATTACTGATTTGTCTACCAATGAAATTGAAGTTATTCATATAGATGGAGTATCGAATATTCCGCTAATTAAAGGCGATGTTGGGGAAAAAGGAGAAACTGGGCCAGCAAATTGTTTGCAGATAGGTATAGTTGAGGAAGGCGATGAAGCATCTGCGACTATAACAGGAGAAACTCCAAATCAAATTTTAAATTTGATATTACCTAGAGGAGAGCAAGGTGAAAAAGGAGAACAAGGAATACAAGGGGAAAAGGGTGAACCTGGTGCAACATATGATGATACAGAAGTAAGAAATAAAATAATAAGTATAACACAACACATTTACCAACTAAAAATAACATCTAATATAAATGCAGGAGCAGAAGTAACATTACCTTGTTATTATCAAGTTGGACAAGAAGTATTAGATGTATACTTAGACACCGAAAGACTAGCATTAAGTAGTGATGATGCTGGAACAGATGGACATTATAGAGAAATAGGAGATGCAGATAGTATAAGCAATAAAATAAAGACAACAACAGATTGGCAGTTAGAAACAGGAGATATTTTAACATTAGTAGTAAGGGGGGAGTATAATGCTAACACTTAAAAGCTTAATTAAGAAAATTGAAAACAAAATAGATTTTCCAGATGGAAAAAATATTTTATATACTTCTTCAGGGTATACAAATAAATATATTAAATTATTTGATGTAAATATGAAAACTGTATTTAAGACGGCTACGATAATTTTTAAAATTACATCAACTCAACAGTATGATTTTGATGATATATATAGTTTGCAAATTAATAGACAAGATTCTACCAATTTTAAAGTTAAATTTAAAAGAATAAACCAATTAAACCCAGAAGGAGTTGACATTTCAGATAATATTATAATAGTAGAAAGCAATTGTATATTTTCTGTTTGTTTTAAATTGCCAGGTGGTTCACGTACTCCTAATGTTCAAATAATATCAGCACAAAGATTTAATTCAGATATAATATTTGGCAATGGTGAAATTTTAGATTCTTTACCTTCAGGTACACAATACAAAATTGAAAAGTGGAAAGATTTACCATTGGCCACAGGAATAACAGTTGATGGGATTGCTAAAAAAGCTATTTATAAGAAAGAAAATGGAATTGTTACAATTGTAGGAGGAGTGTCAGGAATTACTAAGGCAGGAACAACAATAGCACAACTTCCAGAAGGGTATAGACCGGCAACCCAAATATATTTTGAGGGATTTTGCTCTGGGGTTAGATATTGCAGGTGGATAATAACTCCGGCTGGAGGAATTATGCTAGAATGGGTTTCAGATAATACATATACTTCTGCTTGGTACAACTTAAATTGCACATTTATAGCAAATTAAATATAAAGGAGAAAAATATATGACTAAAATAAACCATGTAAGCCTTGGGGCTGTACACACACACACACACACACACACACACACACTTATAGTTTTATAAAAAGAAAAGAGGTGTTAATATGATACCTCAAATAAAAGATGTAAAAAAAGAAATAAACAATTTAAAAGAACAAATAGAGAACGAAGATACTGGGTGGATTAATGGAACTTTAAATACTGGAATAATACTTTCTTCTAATGGTGGATTTCAATATGGAAATGGTATACAAGCAAGAATAATAAATGGAGTACTATTTGTTAGAGTTTCAGTAAGCAAGTCTACAGGGTATTTTGCTGTAGCAGATAAGGAAGTAACTATAGGTAGCTTACCTAATATTACAGGATATGATTTAAAAACTCTTTTGAAAGGAAAAAATTATATAAGAGCAGGAGCCTTTGGAACAGAAACATCACAAGGCTTTTTACAGGTAGCTGATGGCAATGTTACTGTTCGTATTATTAATGGAAATGCTTATTGGTTAACTGGAATATTATCAATTCCATTAAACTAAAAATGTAAATTTCTCGGAAGGAGGAAGAAAATGCAAGATACAAAAGTTGTTGAAAGATTAGTAGAAAATGAGCAACGTTCAAAATCAAATTCTAAAAGATTAGATAGTATTGAAAATAAAGTTGAAAACATATATGATTTAACGCTAAGTGTGCGAGAAATAGCAACAGAAATGAAGGCAATGAGAGAAGACCAAAACAAAATGAATGAACGCCTAAAAATAATTGAAGAAAAACCAGCAAAAGAATATGAAGAAACTAAAAAGCAAATAAAAAGCAAAGTAGTTTCTTTTTTTGTTGGAATTATATTAACAGCAATAGCGTTTATCTTAGGATTAAGTAAATTTGTATAGGAGGGGAAGATAATGAAAAAATTTAAAATAATAGTATCATCAATATTAATGTGCATTATATTGTTTGTTGTATTTGCTTTTAGCGATGATAAAGAATTACAAAAAGATGTAGTAGAAAAAATGACAGATACAATAGTAGACATTGCAACAAATGAAAGTACAACAGAAATATTAAGTTTAACTGCAGAAGATGAACAAATACTAGAAGTACAAGAAACAACAGAAAATGAAGCATTTAAAGAGCAAGGACAAGTTGCATATGAAGGTGCAGAAAAAACACCATATATACAATTAGAAGATTATGCTGGACTAACATATTTCTCACAAATAGATAATAGATGGAAAAGTAAAATGTATTCTAGTGTAGGAGATAGCACACAAACAATAGGCACAAGTGGTTGTGGACCTACAAGTGCAGCAATGGTTGTGTCAAGTATAAAAGGAACAATAACTCCAGCTAAAATGGCAGACTTATATGTAAAATATGGTTATAGAAGTGCAAATCAAGGTACATATTGGAGTGCATTTAAATGGACAGCAGATGTATTTGATATAGGTTATAGTGAATGCTATAAATTAGATGATGTGATTTCAAAATTAAAAGATAACAATTATATAATAGCAAGTTGTAATCAGGGATTATTTACATATGGTGGACATTTTATAGTTCTAACAGGAATAGAAGGCAATTACATAAAAATATATGATCCATATTTGTATAATGGAAAATTTGAAGTTTCAAGTAGAAGGGGATTGGCAACAGTAAGCGGAAATACAGTATATGTGTCAATAGATAATTTTAGAGAATATGCAAATTACCAAAAATTCTTCTGCTTTAAAAATGATAGAATACAGATAAAAGAAAACACAACTACGCCTGTTATAATAAATGATAATTCATCTACAGTGTCTAGTATAAATTACCAAGTTAAAATTATAGCAAATGGTGGTTTAAATATAAGAGCTGGAGCAAGTGTGAATTATAATAGAGTTGGTGGTTATACTAAAAATTTTATAGTAACAATATTAGCAGAAAGTAATGGCTGGGGAAAAACAGATAAAGGTTGGATTTCATTAGTTTATACAAGCAGATATACAGCAGCTGCAAAAAATGCAACAATTCAAAAATATACAACAGGTACATATAAGGTTAATTGTAGTAAATTAAATGTAAGGACAGGACCAAGTACAAAATATAGAATTAAACCATTAAAGGAATTAACAAGAAGTGCAAGAAATCAAGGTGGATATGTAAGAGGAGTGAAATGTACAGTTACAAAAGTAATAGGAAACTGGGGATTAACTCCAAGTGGTTATATTTGTTTAGATTATTGTACAAAAATAAGATAGATATTTAGAGCTAGATTAGATTAATTTCTAGTCTAGCTTTTTTAATATAAAAAAAGAAATAGTTGTTGGTAATAACTATTTCCTTTTCATTTCCGTATAGGATTATTTATATTATTTATACTATTATAATATTATTTTCTTGTTTTGTCAACATTTAAAGTATCTATTAATGCTTTTTGTAGTATTTGAGAAAAGTTAACATTTTCTTTTTCAGCTATGGTATTTAACCAAGCAGGAATAGATAAAGTTTTTTTAACAGATTTATTTTCGTATTTTCTCTTGTGTTCTTCTAAATCAACAGAAACGAAAGATACAATTTGATTTTCCTCTAATTTTAATGATTTAATATTTGTAGTACATTCTGGGTATTCATTCAAATCTTCTAAGAATAATCCCATAGCTTCCTTGGCATTTTCCATGGCTTCTGCTAAAGTTTTTCCGTCACTAAAACAACCTTTTAAGTCAACAAATTCAACCCAGTATTCATTATCTTCCAAAGTAAAAATAGCAGGGTAAGTTAATAATATTTGTTTTTTCATAATTACACCTCTTTATATTATAGTATGCACATTCAGGTAGGACTTATTCAAGTCCCGCCTGTTTCAATAGTTTTTTTAATAAGCCTTTTGGTAAATCTCTATTATGCATTGGAATAATTACATCTATGTAACCGTTCTTTTCTTAACCTTAAGTGTGAACCTTCTTGCTTAACTTCATACCAACCGATTTCTTTTCAAAAGCCTTACCAATTCCTTAGGTGTCATACTCATAATATAAATAATCCTCCTTTCTTAAAATCTAAATTAATTATATACTATACGTTACGTATTGTCAATGCTTTTTTAGAAAAAATTTAAAAATATGAAAAATGGCTTAAAATCAAGGCATATAAGTACTTGACTAAAAAATAAAAAGGGCTTAAAAACGATTTTGAGACGTCACTTTTTGGCTAGTTTCTAGTAAAAAATAAGATAATAAATGTTTTGAAGTGATAAACATAAAAATAGATTTTCGACTACTTTCGACACAACAATTTAACATAATATGTTATAATAGTAAAGGGGGATGAATATGAAAGAAGCATATACACAATCTCTACAAATGATTAAAGTATTAAATATAAAAAGTGAAAAAGAATACAGAAAGTTATTAAAATACTTTTTAATACTATCAGCAGAAAGTATGAAAGTAATGTCAAGAACGAAAAGATTTAGCAAAGTAATAAAGAAAGCAAAAGAAGTCTAAAAGGCTTCTTTTACTTTTGCATAAAAAATATTAAAAATGTAGATGCTAACATTGAGGTGTTTTTATGATCAATTATTATAAAAAAAGCTTAAAAGAATTAAAAGAATATGTAAGAAAAAATAAGAAAATTACAAGGGAAGAATGGGATGAATATGCTCATAATAATTGCTTGTTTAGTGCGTTTACAATAGCATGTCATAAAGATGCATACAGTTTTAAAGAATTAATTAGAAAAATATAGTTTCATAAAAGAAAATAAATTGGACATATTAAAATTGGTGGTTTTATGAAAATAGAAATTCTGGTTAGAGAAATAAGATTAAAACAGAATATGACATTAGAAACTTTAGCAGAACTATCTGGCATTAGCAAAGGACATTTAAGTAAAATAGAAAGGCAAGAAAGAGCCCCCAAATTGTCAACAATGATAATGATAGCTAAAGCATTAAAAGTAGACATAGAAGAATTATACAAAATAGTAAAATGA